GTTTCAACCATGCCGGATTAGCATCAGAAGGTTCTGTTGTCGTTCCGTTATCATCAACACACAACCACAAAGCCCCGTTATGTGACACCCGGTCATAGTAGGCGTACTTCCCTGCAACCCATTCACCCTTGTCCAAAGGTACACGCACTGTCTGTCCGGTGATCTCATCCACCTGAAAGATAAGCCCGGTCATGATGATGTTCTGAAGAACGGCTGAGTAATTGTCCGCATTAATACCGGCTACAGTCATGCCCTTTTTCTTACCGAACCAACTCTTTACCTGTGCCGGTTCCGGATCCCAGGTATTGGCATCTTCGAAGAAAGTAATGCAGCAATTGCCGTCACGGGTATCTATGATGATATAAATCTGACGCTCCTTGTTGGTGAAGTTGCCCGTCTGTCCCAATCTCAGGTTTTTGCTGGGAACAGCACCGCTTTCCGGCTTTGGGATTAATACCGCCGTCTTGGCATCATAATCCACGGATGTAACACGGAACTGCACTTTCCCGAAACCCTTGATATCGGAGGTGGAACCATTGAAATTATACCAATATCCCGTATAAATATCGTCAAGAAAGATTCCGCATGGCTCCTCATCCTCGTATTCGGGAGCGATGGTATAGGTACCATCCCCATTATCTACGACATCCCTTATAAGAAAACCTCCTCCTGGAGATATGACATCGTATCCTTCGAAATAGGTCATGCGGTTGAAA